CAGTAAAAGCAATCGCAGAAGAACTAGAACTCAAACCAGCACTAATCAACAAAGCGATATCCGTTGCTCACAAAGGCAACTACCAGAACATCGCTGACGAGATGGACACGCTGGAGAGCATACTAAACACAGCCGGCAAACTTTAATGTTAGCGAAAGTCAGATCCTTCTGGCTTCGTAGTTTTGAAAGTGACAGGATCGCATTCTATTTCGAACTGATCAGTTTCATATTCACGGTTGGAGCCAGCCTCACACTTGCGATAACGGCCGCAGACCCAGACATGACAATAGTCTATCCTGCATTCTTTGTGGGTGCGGTGACTCAATGTTATGCTTCCTATAGGAGGAACGCCGCGTTCGTTATGATGATCACTGGCTACTTCTCAATCATAAATGTCTACGGATATGGCGTAGCAAGTTATTGGTGGTAGTATGAGTTACATAGACGCATTATACAAAAAAGACGAGGACAGGATTTACGTTGTAGAACGTGATCCCAAGAAGGGCAGGATATTCACGGAGTATGATGCCAGATACGTGTTCTACTATCCAGACGCAAGGGGCAAACACAGAGGTATGACAGGTGAGCCATTGCAGAGAGTGGTGTGTTCAACATCAAAAGAATTCATAAAAGAGCAACGTATAAGATCAAACAAGCAACTTTATGAACACGATATCAATCCTGTGTTCAGGTGTCTGGAAGAGAATTACCTAGGTAAGGAAACTCCAAAACTGAACGTGATGTTCTTTGATATCGAGGTAGACTTCGATCCAGATCGAGGTTACTCCACAACAGATGATCCGTTCATGCCCATAACTGCCATAAGTTGTTACATGAGTTGGACGGATCAACTGATCACACTGGCAGTGCCGCCTAAGACAATCAGTATGCAGGACGCGGAAGAACTAACAAAGAGATTCGACAACACCATGTTGTTCGAGAAAGAGAAAGACATGCTTGACGCTTTCCTACAACTTGTTGAGGACGCAGACATACTGTCAGGTTGGAACAGTGAGGGTTACGATATCCCATACACCGTGGGAAGAATACAAAAAGTGTTGAGTGGAGATGACACAAGGCGATTGTGTTTCTGGGGAGAGAAACCAAAAAGAAGAGTTTTTGAGAAGTATGGCAGAGAGCAGTTGAGTTTTGATCTCGTGGGCAGAGTACACTTGGATTTGCTAGAACTATACAGAAAGTACACATACGAAGAGAGACACAGTTTCAGACTAGATGCGATAGGCGAACACGAACTGGGCGAGAAGAAAACCGTGTACGAAGGTTCCTTAGATAATCTATACAAGAATGATTTTGGACTATTCATAGAATACAACAGACAAGACACAGCATTATTGGCCAAACTCGAAAAGAAACTGAAGTTCATAGAACTTGCGAACGAGATAGCACACCAGAACACTGTACTACTACAGACCACAATGGGTGCGGTCGCGGTGACAGAACAAGCAATAGTCAACGAAGCGCACAGAAGAGGAATGCAGGTGCCAGGCAGGAAATACAAAAAAGAAGGTGAGGAGAATCAACCAGCGGCGGGTGCTTACGTGGCCACGCCAACCAAAGGAATACACGACTGGATAGGATCCATTGACATCAACAGTCTATATCCCAGTGTGATTAGAGCACTCAACATGGGACCTGAGACCATAGTGGGACAGATACGTCCGGTTATCACATCAGCGGAAATAAACAGGGCCAAACACGCCAAGAAATCATTCGCGGCCGCATGGGACAGCCAATTTGGAAGTTGGGAATATCAGGCCGTGATGAATCAAGAGAAGGGCACTGAGATAATTGTGGACTGGGAAGACAAGACCAGTGTGAGGATGAGTGCGGCACAACTGTACGAGATAATATTCGATGGCAACAACAAGTGGATGTTGAGTGCGAACGGTACGATATTCACATACGAATACGAGGCTATCATTCCGGGATTATTGAAACGTTGGTACGCAGAACGTCAAGAAATGCAACAGAAAATGCGTGAGTGTGGTGACAACGAGATAGAAAGGGAGTACTGGGACAAGAGACAACTTGTCAAGAAGATTAATCTGAACAGCCTGTATGGTGCAATCTTGAATCCAGGGTGCAGGTTCTTTGACATCAGGATTGGACAATCAGTTACACTGACAGGAAGATGTATAACCAAACACATGGCCAGCAAGGTCAACGAGATCGTTGCAGGAAAATATGACCACAAAGGTGAGAGCGTGGTTTATGGAGACACAGATTCTGTGTATTTCACTGCACACAAGACACTGCAAAAAGAAATCAACGAAGGCACGATCCCGTGGACAAAAGATTCAGTGGTTGCACTTTATGATAAGATATCAGACGAAGTGAATGGTTCATTCAAAGCATTCATGACAAAGGCTTTCCACACGCCAAGCACACGTGGAGAGGTCATAAAGGCAGGCAGAGAACTCGTTGCTTCTAAAGGACTGTTCATCACAAAGAAAAGATATGCAGTGCTCTACTATGACAAGGAAGGCACACGGACGGATGTTGAGGGCAAGGAAGGGAAGATGAAGGCGATGGGTCTCGACCTTAAACGATCAGATACTCCGGTGTACGTGCAAGACTTCTTGAGTGACCTGCTGTACATGGTACTGACTGGCAAGACGGAAAAGCAAGTGCTAGACAAGATCAGCGAATTCAGGGCCGACTTCAAGGCAAGGCCAGGTTGGGAAAAAGGCTCTCCAAAGAGAGCAAACAACATGACCAAGTACACGGAAGAGGAGAACAAGAAAGGCAAAACCAACATGCCGGGACACGTGAGGGCCAGCATGAACTGGAACAGGTGCAGGGAGATGTATGGCGACAAGTACAGTATGCCGATCACAGATGGTGCCAAGGTAATTGTGTGTAAGCTCAAAAGCAATCCGTTGGGTTACACCAGCATAGCGTATCCTGTGGACGAACTGCGTATACCGGAATGGTTCAAGGAACTGCCGTTCGACGCTGATGCAATGGAGAGCACCATACTTGACCAGAAGATAGACAACCTGATTGGCGTGCTGAAATGGGACGTGCAGAGCACAGAGACCACAAACACCTTCAACAAATTGTTTGAGTTCTAAATATCATTATGTTAAGCATAGAAGAAATTAGGCTGTTGAAAGAAAAACTTCAAAGACTGAAAGGAACGGACTGGAGCAAACTTGTTGAGGAAAATCTAAAATTGATCACAGATCTAGAATCTGCCATAGACGCTAACAATAAATCTATAATTAAAAAATTAGGCAAAACGCCTGAATGGTTTCAAAAAGATTTAGAGCACAAATCTACTGTTCCAGAGGTCGACCAGATGCTTTACACCCAGGTCCAAACAAAAATATTCCAGTTTGCAAGGACCAATATTTACAACAGTCTGGAAATAGGTCCTGGCTTTGGAATGTTTTCCAAAGAGTTCAGAGCATGGCGAATGAATTATTTTCTCGACGTATTGCCTGGTTGCGAAAAAAAGATACGGAGAAGGTTCAAACCTGCCCATCAAAAATACTTGAAGTTTTACCTAACAAAAAACACAGAATGTTCTAATATCCCACAAAACAGTTGTAATTTTATATTCAGTTGGGACACATTTGTTTTCTTTGACCAAAATCACATTCAACAATATTTGCATGATATCAAACGTGTCATTGTTCCGGGAGGATACTGCTTTATGCAATATGCCGATTGCCATTTTGATCATGACCTTAATAAAGCAAAACGTGGTTATTGGGCCTATAATACAAAAACTGCCATGACTGCAATGATCAAAGACGAGGGTTATGAGATAGTGGAAATGAACCAGTTCCGTCCTGGGGCCAACTACGCAATATTCCGCAAACCTGGTAAACAAAATCCGGTCGTGTACAAAGTTTCAGAAATAACCGTAGACTAAGACCTAAATATCATATACAATTAGAACATTATGATAGACATCTTAAAAGACATCGTTAAACACACGCATGGATTGGGATTCTTGGATCTTGTCAAGATCACTGGTGATGATAAGGAAACTAACATCGACTCAATGGCCGAAGACAGATCTGTGATCCTGCAAGGGTCTTTCCACAAACCACAACCGGAAATGAACGGTACGTTTGGTATGCCTCAGATGGGCAAACTGGACATTCACCTGAAGTGTCCGGAGTACAAGGAGAAGGCGAACATAACCGTGTTGTCTGGTGAGAGAAACGGCGCAACGGTTCCCACAGGCATCCATTTCGAGAATGAAAAGGGTGACTTCAAGAACGACTACAGGTTCATGAACGCTGAGATCATCAACGAGAAACTTAAGACCGTGAAGTTCAAGGGTGTTAAGTGGGACGTAGAGATCGAGCCTACAGTGGCTAGTGTGCAGAGATTCAACTTCCAGGCCACAGCAAACACAGAACACAATTCATTCGTCGTGAGGACGGAAGATGGAAATCTGATATTCACCTTCGGTGACCAAGCGTCACATGGTGGTGAGTTCGTTTTCGCAACCGACGTTAAGGGCACACTTAACAAGGGTTGGAGTTGGCCGGTTGGACAGGTGTTGCAGATCCTTAAACTGTCAGATTCAGCGAAGGTCACTTTGCACTTCTCTAACGAGGGTGCGATGCAGGTCTCTGTTGACTCTGGTTTGGGCAAGTATCAATACATTATACCAGCACAGGCGCAATAATGACGAAGAACGCAAAGCAAGAACATCTAGGGGAACTCAGCAGAGACTTCGCGGTGTTCTTGCCTGCGATATCAAATTTCTACAACACGTTCATATCAAAACAGAGGATAACAGGCGGGACACACATTCCGGCTGAACGTATCCCAAAAGGTTTCGAGAACGGAGTCGAGGGACTTAACTTCATAAACCCAGACGAGGGCATGTTCACCTATCCAACAGCACTTTACTCGGCGGGACACGCCTGCCTGGACATGGATAAGGTGGGTGACAGGGATCATATGTTCGTGAACAGAGACAGGAAGTTCTCTACCATAGTTGGAGATTCGGGTGGATACCAGATAGGCAAGGGTGTGATCAAGTTTGACTGGAAAGATTTCGAGGGTAACAAGGCAAACAAGGTTAGATCAGATATCTTGAATTGGCTTGAACTGACCAGTGATTGGGCCATGACATTGGACGTGCCGACTTGGGCGGCGGATGATCTAAACAGTCCAAAGACAGGATTAAAAAGTTTCCAGGACACGCTAGATGGCACCATATACAACAACAAGTTCTTCCAGAAGAACAGACTGGGACAGACCAAATTCTTGAACGTGCTACAGGGCGATGACTGGGAGACCGCACATCTGGTATAACGCAGTGAAAGACTTCGAGTTTGAAGGATGGGCTATGGGTGGTATCAACATGTGCGACATGGAGGTGATGCTGAAAAGATTAATAATTATGAGAGACGAGAAGAAACTGGATGGCAAGGATTGGATGCACGTGCTAGGAACGTCACAGATGGACTGGGCGTGTTACCTCACACAGGTGCAAAGGCAAGTTAGGAAACACATCAACCCTAACTTCACAATAAGTTTTGACAGTGCGTCAGCATTCTTGAGCACGGCGAATGGTCTTGTATACACACATAACTCTTTCACCCCTGACAGGTTCTCATTCATAATGGACAAGGCACCAGACGACAAGGCACTGAAGGGCAGTGACATACAATTTCCATTTGATAGTGGAATAGGAAGAAGGCTCAGGATGGGAGACGTGTGTTGGTACGGCGAGAAGGACGTCAACAAGTCAGGCAAGATCGGAGCAACAAGTTGGGACAGTTTCAGTTACGTGCTGATGATGGCTCACAATGTGTACAATCAAATCAGAGCCATACAGATAGCCAATGATCTCAACGACATAGAATCAATAAAACACAGACCAGAAGTGAAACACTGGCGTAAAACCAAAGCAAGTGACAAGACCGATGAACCTAGCATATACGTGCCAAGGAACATATTGTATTTCAACACTTTCGTGGAGGAAGTGTTCACTAGCGAGAAACCCATGGAACTGATAAAGAACGCATCAAGTTATCTTGCTGACATTAGAGGCAACAGATGGGCGAGAGCAACAGGTGGCGGTAAAGGCAAGAACAATTTTTCAAGTTTATTTGAAGGAGGTTAAAATGGCTGGTAAAAGTAAAAGAGTGAAGAAACTGGAAGATCATCATGATTACCTTAAAAGAAAAGTTGATGAATTAACCAAGGATCGTCTAAAAGACAGAAGTGCCGAAAGCAAAACGCTGTTGATGAGGCTAAAGAAGACCAAGTTAGCACTCAAAGACGCAATCGCGAAGGCCAAGGCAACGTTGACAAAATAACCACGTCATAGTATAATAAAGCATGGACAGAGATTACAAAACAGGCAGAAGCGATAGTGTTGGTGTTTTTTCAGGTTTTGAAGTGGAACACACCCCAGCATATGGAAAACAAACACTTTTCCTTGCGAGGAATGATCTTTACTTTGATCAAATCGTAGAATTGGCCGAAAAAGTCAATGCTGAAGCAATCTATTTTGGAGCAAACAGGTCATTCATGCACAACATCGCAAATACCTCGCAACTAATCAAGAGGCTTATGCGTAAAGGTTATTGGTGCACTATTGACTATCAATATCATGTACACAAAGAAGTGAAGGAAAGATTTGCCGAGATATGGAATGAAGAAAAATTTATACCTTTCTGTTCGATAATATTCCCAAATTCAGAGGATGATAATAATCTTTGTATCAAGGTTGATGATGTTGATTTCAACAAAACCAACCCTGGAGTTTGGACCATGACAATGGACAACTTCAAACAGTCATCAGGATTTACATCTTGGGAACACTACAAACAAGACGAACCTATAGAGGAGAAAGCATGAACACTGAACAACAACATGACCAGGCACTGAAAGAACAGGCTGGCAAGGCAAGCAAAATGATATGGGTAACATTCCGTAAGGAAGGCATCCACAAGTATCCGGCGGCACTGGATGATCCAAAACTGGCCACAGGAGACAGATATGATGTCAGTTTCCTTGGACACCCACACAGGCACATATTCCATTTCAAAGTGGCCATAGAGGTGTTCCACGATGACAGAGACATAGAATTCATACAGTTCAAGAGATGGATTGAAGACATGTACAGCGAAGGTACATTGAAACTAGATTATAAATCATGTGAGATGATGAGTGATGACTTATACGTGGCAATAACAAAAAGATATCCAGGCAGGAAGATCGAGATAGATGTTTCCGAGGACGGAGAGAACGGATCACACGCAGTATATGAAAGAAATAACGATTAAACAAAAACGAGCAACCACTAGGATGGGATACCTTCCCATAGGCGGGGGTGGACTCAACGCTTCATACACATTCGTTGACGCTGTGGCAAACATATGCGCCACGGCAGGAAACCTGGGCATGAAGTACGGAAAGGATTTCATTTGGGCATATCATGGATATGACAATGAAGATGATGATTGTGTGACTTTGATGGTGAAGGATGACAAGTACAAAACGTTCTTGCATATCGCACTGCAAAACTCACACAAGATCAAACACACAAAAAACGGCGACGTGAAACTTGTAAAGGAGGCAAAGTAAAGTGAAAGTACCATACACTAACTTTAAAACAAGGGTCGGCGACACTGACGAAGTAGGTGGATGTACGTTTATAGGCGGCGAATGGAAGGATGTTGACACAACAGAAATTTTTGACAACAAAAAAGTTGTTGTGTTCTCACTACCAGGAGCATTTACACCCACTTGTTCTAGTCAGCAGGTACCTGAATACGAAGCAAAGTACGATGAAATCAAGGCATTAGGCGTTGACGAAGTGTACTGTGTGTCCGTAAACGATGCATTTGTGATGAACGCTTGGTTCAAAGACCAAAACGTTCAGAAAGTCAAACCAATCGGCGACGGTGAAGGAGTATTCACACAGGGCATGGGTATGCTTGTGAACAAACCAAAACAGGGTTTTGGAATGAGATCTTGGAGATATTCAATGCTGGTGGATAATGGAGAGGTTGTTAAAATTTTCGAAGAACCTGGCAAGAATAATGCTAGTGACGACAACGATCCATTTGAAGTATCAGACGCTGACACTATGATCAACTACCTGAGGGACAATGCCGGGTAATTGGGACGGCAAATCTAGACCATCCAATGATTCTTACAGGAAGAATTTTATGGATATATTTGCCAAAGAAAAAGAACTAACTGATATATCTATGCAACAGAGTATCGCAAACAAAAAAGAACGACAGAAGAAACAGTCTTGTCCTTGCGGTAGATCACCGGTTGGTAGATGTATCGGTTGGCACGGTTTGAGTGAATCAGACTACCAAGTCAAGTTGAAGGAATGGAATGAAAAGACGGAGAAAGAAAAACAGGCCACCTATCATCCAAAGGCCATAGACGGAGCAGGAGAATAGATGTACAAACCATTACCAGACGGACTCACAATAAGGGAATCCAAGGTACAGGGCATGGGCCTGTTCGCCACCAAGAATTTCGATCCCGATGTGATACTGGGCATAGCACACATTAAG